GCATCCATATTGGTGTTTTTTTCTCTGTTATGTTGTCTAGCCATTCTTTGGCTGATGGAATATGATTATTACAATCTTCCTTTACATGTTGTTCTCCTACATATCTTACATAGACCTTTTTACCGTCCTTATTGAAAAAATGTTTACCAAATACTCTTTCACACTCAAATATTCCTTCTGAGTGATGGCGGAATACTCTATGTATAGAATGTCCTACCCAAGCTTTAGTAGCATCAAACCATTCATGTATTGGTAAATAGTCTTCTTCTACGCCACCCCACTTCTTAACTGAGGATTTAGCATGTTCTGATGGATGTGCCATATTAATCTCCAAGAGTACCTTCTACATCAGTATGTATTGATTCTGTTACATTAATATAATGATCACCTTTATATTTATAATCTTCTGTAGAAATAAATATAACGCCACCACCACCATCATTGTTATACCAGTCATCTGCATTATTTGCTATACTGTATATTTTATCTTGTAATAATTCAAATAGATCATTTTCTATATCAGCTAGTACAGCATCTTCTTCAAGTTGTGGAAGGTCATCCTTATTTTCTTCAATAACACCGCCTCTTTCTACTAGATACATTTCATCTATAGCACCACTATCACCACTACCGCTATATCTTGCATATATATGAGAGTATCCTTGACTAGCAAGATTAAATAGTACATGTGTAAAACCGCTATCTAAAGGGATTGTACAGCTTATTTCTTTTTTTTCTTCACTCATTTTTCTTCTGTTTATAAAATGAACCAAGGATGTTACCATTAAGATACATATCATGCTCTAATACTTCATACTTAAACTGATGCTTTACCTCTTGGTAAGTCAATTCAGTTTTGCTATAGCATATTTTGAGCATAGTTCTCTTCATTTTTACTCCTTCTTTCTGTGCTTTTTTAAGCACTTCATTACTACTGTAATAGTTGTTGTATGCAGTTTTAGCTACATGCTCATAAGCTTTCTTTCTTTTGTCTACAGGTAATTTCTTTTTACTAAGCTTCTTTTTTATAAGAGCTTGGAAATTCTTCTTACCTAGGTAGGCTACTGATTTACCATCAATAACTGCTTCGATCATGTAGATGAAACCTACTGCTCCTGGCGGAATATCTTCATCCTGGAACTGTTTACCATTGTAGATCCAGCTCATGAGTTATCTCTTTCCTGAGCATTTAATGCCTGTGTTATGATCTCATCTTTGAGCTCATCAGTTAATGTTTGAATTGGTAGGCTGAATAGCCACTTCTGAAATTCGTCCATATTACTCTGCTATTACTGCTTGTTTCATTAATTTCTCTTTTAACATAGGAGTCAAGGTTTCCCTTACCTTGGTTAGAGTTGTATCCCTTACTGAATCTGATAGATCTTTGGACATCTCTAGGACAACATAAGGTAAGTCATACTTTTCTTTATACTTTTTCATGGATTCTAATCCTGCTGGATCATTATCAAATAGAGTACAGATTCCTTGATATTTATGCTTAAGAGCTGTTATTACATGCTCTTGTATCATTGTGTTTTCACTATCCGGTGCAATTGCTTCTGCATTCTTGTAACCAAGTTTTGTGAAAGCCATAATATCTTTTAATGAACTACAAATGATTAAATATGGCACCTTCATTGTAAGCTGATCCATACCTTGAATATAATCTTGTACTTTGATAAACTTATAATCTTTCACTAAAGGGTGATAGATTTTATAGAGTGTACCATCTTTCCGGAAGTAACCATACATGTTAGTACTTTTAATCACTTGTTCTGTGATAGAACCATCTTCTTCTTTTTGTAATTTATAGTCTGATAAAGGAGATACTTTATAAAATTCTAATAGTTTTGATCCTATATTGAATTTACTCCAATATTTATCATCAAAATTACTCCAAGATCTTATAGTAAAATCTACTACTTTATACTTAGACTTTTTCTTAAATTGTCTAATGCCATCATCTTTATTGTTAAGAATAAAAGCATTATAATCTTCAATAATCTTATGAGCAGTCTCACCTCTTGTAGTAAGCTTTGGTTCAGTAAGCTCCATAATTAAGTTAATTGCATCTCCTGATTTTCCTGTTGAAAAATCTTTATACTTATAAGTATTATTTGATGCATAATATATGCACATTGAGGGTGTTTTATCATTTTTATTGAACACGGACTTTATCTTTATATCTTGTCCTGTTAACTTTTCTTGCAATTGTAAATAGTGTTCAAAAATCCATTCTCTTGGAACCTCTGTTATTCCTGTAATTAGTGATTTAGTTCTCAGCATGCTTCTCTGTTAAATATTAATAATCTGGTGATTCTGTATTTTTGACATAACTAATTATATAAAAGGGGAGACTTAATTGCCTCCCCTTATTGATTAAAGTTCAAAATCAGCACCTGCTTTAGATTCTCCAAACCCTTCTACTTTTTCTTCTTTCTTCTTGCGGATATGATCTGCTTCATTGTATTTAATTAGCTTTGATACTTGTACATTATCTTTCTCAATAGGTGTTCCATCTTTAGAATACTTAGGTAAAAATAATTCATGAGCTTTGTATCCTCCGCGATTGGTGTACTCCTTACCAGCAATGCAGAATCTAAAGAATTGATCTTTAAAAGGCTTTTCTTTATTAAAAGCTGTATAGATAGATTCAATTGTAGGATGTTTATCATCCTGAGCATCAAACCATTTTACACAATCAAAACTTGTGCATAATTGTTTAAGGAATTTCATCATTTCTGAATCTCTGCTAACAGCTATACCACTTTTAGTTTCACCATCTGCAAAAGCCCATTCTGTAGCTTTTACTACACCTACTTTACCTTTATGGCGACCTAGAGATTCATTGTTTTTATCAATGAAAAATCCTTGGAAGTCATCACCTAAGTCTTCACCTTCTAGATGAAGCATTACATTCAATGCTCCCTCTTTAAACTTGAATTCCTCAAGAGTTACATTATTAATTTTACATAGATTTGTTCCTGGTTCTAATGTCTTTGACATTCCACCATCTCCACCAGTTTTGATGTTTTTTGTACTTAAGTTACTCATATTGTTTTTTTTATTTGGATTATTTTACTTCTGTATGGGTTACATCTATTATTTCTTTGATAGTACCATCTTCATTACGCTTCACAGCTATCTCCGGGATATTGAAACTATCAGTTAACTCTTCTGTCATGTACAAACCTAATAATAGATCTGAGCCAACACGATTAGCACCTTTTGCTAAACATCTTGCAAAAAGCATTTCCTTTGGCATCCTTTTCCAGTTGTCCTTGGTATTTAAACCTTGACCGGTAGCATCTTGCCAAGTAAATGTACAAGTTTCTTCTACACCATCTCTCATGAAGACAATTGTTGTTCTTCTATCTACAGGATTCTCAGCAATATCTTTTCTGATATCACTTGTTGTCCCATCTTTATATACATAAACACCATCTTCTTTAGTGTAAAACTTTACTCCACCCTTTCTTAGTAATGCACCTGTAGCTTTTGCTGACAAGCTTAATTTACCTTGGATAGGAATAATGTAATGGAATGCCTGCATAGTAGGAAATCCCAATTCTTTACCCATCTGAGCAATAGTGAATGCTTGCTCTACAGTTTTTATGTGAGCCGGAAGTTGTTTTGATTCAATGAGGGTTGCTAGAAAGTTTTTTAACTCTCCATCCCCTGCTACTGTAATTTCTTGTCCCATTACTTATTTTTTATAATTATGTTTAACCATTCTTTATTGCTAACTGGTTTGTTAAGCATGATTGCTGCTAAATCACGAATAGTCATCTCATTAAAGGGAGGATCTGTTTCTGGATTAGGTAAGCTAAAATCTAAAGCTGGTTTTAATTTTACTTCTTTTTCTGTGGTAATCATAGCCTCAGGACTAGTTTTTTTGATTACTTTGAGTTCTTCTACAGGCACTAAATATCTTATGTGTCCTGTACCTTCTGTAGGCTCTGTTTTTTCATATTCCTCTTCAAAGTGCGGGTTGAACTTCCATAAATATAGAGTTCTTTCCGGATCTTCTGGAACATTGTTTCTGTCTGTAAATTCTAGGTATACATCTTGTCCTTTGCTTATTTCACTATAGAAAAAGCTTATATACAATTCTGTTTTACCTGAAGGCCTATAGGCCAATTTAGGGATTAGTGAATAATCACTTACTCCCAATTTTTCCATTGCTGCCTTATGAAATTCTTTGATTTTCTTAAGGTTTTCTTTCTTGTCTTCTGGACTACTTACTGCTGGTATACTCATTATGTTCTCATTCTTCTTTCTTGCTTACCTGGTGCTTCCATTTCTCCTATTTGCATCTTATGAAACATAGTTCTAAAGAAAGCAGTTCCTGTTTCTCCATTTCTACATTTTAAAAAGTGCATAGCTAAGATTGTTGGATCTTGTTGTATTATAAATCTCTCTACACCATAATAGTTAAGCTTTTGCTTACCTGGTAGATTAAGACCTATTAAAGTATCTGCATGTTGTAATAAAGCATCTGATCCATAAATATCAGATGGCAATATAAAGTTACCATACTTACCATCTTCATTCCTATCTGGAGCATCAATATTTCTATTGAGCTGGCTAAGAATAATAAATGCTATTGGATACTTTCTTTTTAATGCTGTTAATGTTTTACCTAGAGCTTTTAACATGCTCATATCATCCCCGTAAGGGCTGTTATCTAGTAGTAAAGAGTGATCTAAGGTAACAATTGTGTTCTTGTAAGTTCTTTTGCCTTCTTTGTTTAAAGAAGAATGTAATAACATATATTCTTCAATAGCTTCTTTAAACTCCATTACATTACAAGATTCTTCTATTATGTCTATAGGATATTGAAGCTTTGCTTTTGCATAAGCTTTACATTTCTCAAAATCTTCATCTGATAATTTACCATCTGCACTACATAAATACTTATAACTCTTTTCTATGTATTGAGAATACTCTCTGATAGCTGAGTTTTTACCCAACATCTCAAATTGAAATTCTAAAACTCTAAAGTTACTCAGTGGATTAAGCTTGAAAGCAGCAACTATGATAAGATCTTTAATTAAAGTTTTACCAGTTGCTGGTCTAGCTCCTATTACTGTTGTGCTATGCCATTCAATACCATCAGTAGTTGCTTCATTAAATTTTTTCCAGGGAGTTTTAAGACTTGTAATTTTGCCTGATTGTCTACCTTGTAGATAAGACAAGGATTCTATAAAGGCCTCTCTTTGAGTCTTCCACTTTGTTGGTTTGGTCATGTGACTGATTATTTTGCTGGGGTAACAAATATAACTTTTTACAAGTGTAAAAACAACTGTTTTTCACAAGTAACTGATTTATAAGTGTTAAAAATTAAAAGACTTTATCAACATATTTTACATCATCATGATCTTCTCCATTCTTTACTAATTCACAGTATCCTGCTAGATCTGATATCCATGATTTGTCTGAATCTTGCTTTCTGATAAAGTACCTTGATGTACGCGTATACTTAAATCCTTTCTTCTCTTCTTCTTCTATATAATATGCTGCAGCCTGATGAATAATTTCCCAGCCATAATCATACTCTTTAAAGAATTCTCTAAAAGCAACAACAATTTCTTTAAGTGGGGATCTTGCTGGCTTATTACTTGGTAACTTCATTCTCGGAAAGATCTCATTATACTTCTCAGCATTGGCTTCAAAGTCTTGACCCATCAATCCATTGTTGGACTTCTTTACTTGTACTCCAAAATATGAATCTATCTTACTGATCAGGCTTAGAGCTTTTGGTTGTGGTTGATAATTAAATCCACCAGTTGCATCAGGATGTGGTACTAACCACCCAGCGCCTGTTAAGATCCTTAACTCGGAATGCATGTTTATTAAAGGAGCTGTGATACCTTGATTCATGCAGTAGAGTACATAGAATTGATTAGGTGTTAAATCCGCTTCAGCAATATGATTAAAGACTACTTCTATGCCTATTTTAATTTTTACCATATGATTTCTTCATTAAATTGTTTCTTTACTAGCACTGATGCTTTGTTAAAGATATCATTACAATCCCATCTTTCTGCATCTTGATATACAGCTGATGCTGGATGACTAGCAAATAGCTGATTATCATTATCCGGTATATGTGTAGCCCATTCTTGAGCCTTCTTACCAAAATACATGTAGATTAGCCCTGGCTGATTTACTTGTAGGTGATCAAATAAAAAAACTAGAAAAGGTTGCCACATAGCATAATGACTACCAACATTGTTAAGTTCTGTGGTTAATGCCGTGTTTAACAGCAATACACCTTGATTAGACCATCTTTTGAGGTCTGGGTCCCAAGTATAGCCATCTGGATAAACAGTCTCTTCTAGAGCCTTAAAAATATATTTAAGGGATGGTTGTACTGTATTAGTATTACTACATGAGAAAGCTAATCCATCTGCTACAGGAAATCTACTGACTGCCCTAACCATACCATCCTTACCTTCTCTAATTATAAGAGGTCCTTGAGGATATGGATCTTGACCTAACACAACTACCTTTAATTTATCTATAGGACACTCTTCAAAAGCTCTAAAAACTTGTTTAAGTACTGGTGTAAATCTTTTACCTTGTTTTGCTCCTGCTAGAAGTTGATTTAATATTTTATCAAAGTCTTCACTAAGAATAAAACTTTTAAGTTTATCACCCCAACCTGATGGCTTAAGATTTTGATAAAGTTGCATTTTTACTTCATCAATATTTATTGTTTCTAATACACTCATAATTATTTTTTTTTGTATATTTGTCTATGGCTAAAATTAAATATGAAACAATCAAACCAGATGTTCTTATAGACATTCAAATTTCTGGATATTTCTATAGAAGAATGGTAGATCTTTTAACAATGTTATCTGAATCAGTTCCTTTAGAAGATTTTAAAACAGTTCTTGAAAAACTTAAAGATAATAATCCTGCTGCAGATATGTTTGAGCTTAATGTTCATACT